TCTCCTGCAAGTCCTACTGATTCTAGGTCTCTCCACTCCAATTCAGGCGAGGAGGCCCATGTGAGCTTAGGGGAGGCTACCTCTAGATCGAGGGGATGGACTATTAAATCACTTAACCGTAAAGGATATCTGCCTATGTCGCTTAGAGAGGTGTCCAGCATGTACTGCAAGGCAAACCCACTCTTCCCATAGGAGGCCTCTCGCTCCCTTAGATCAATGTCGTCAAAGCGTTCAGGGTCTATTGGACTACCCTCTGGATAGTTTTCACATTTATTTATAATGTATGGTGCAAGTCGATCCCCCATAGCGTCCCGTGTCTTCACGCTCGGAACGCGAGCAGGCCACACCCTTATCTCATAGCCCCTCTCAGGCAGCATGTTGTAAATAGACATCTCTGTCTGTGGTGTGCCGAGGTAAACGATGCGCCCATCAGGCTTTAGGACAGCGTCAAATTCCTTGATAGTCTCTGCAATCTTGTCTCGCATCATTTGGGTCAGCGAGTTGTTTAGCGATTCCACGTCGTCAGCGACTATTAAATCTGCGCGTGAACCTGTCAGTTGCCCCGTTATGCCTACCGATTTGACAGACGGGGCGTGTGCTGCCGGTGCTGGCCCTACGTCAAACGCTATCTTACTGCTGCGTTGCTCCTCGGACGGCATGAGGTGCTGCAAGATCGGCATCTCGCTTATCAGACGGAGGGTAAAGGTCGAGAAATCGTCACTACGGGTCTTGCTCGCTGAGACCACTAGGATGTTCAGCGCGGGATTCAAGAGTAGCTGATGGCATACATAAGCGGATGTAATCCAGCTTTTACCCACCCCGCGAAACGCTTGGATGCAGCAACGGCGAGGGCCATTGTCTACATACTCGGCTATGTCGTATTGAGTCGGGGTTGGATCAGGTAAACTAAGGTGCTTCCACACCAAATACACAAAGTTCCTGAAGTCATGCAGTTCCTTTGGTACAGAAGTGTCCATTGCGGGGCCGTAAAGGGGTCTCTACGGTGTTTTTAGGGCGTGGGGGCTATAGGGAGGCCTTGGCGGCTGAAACTTCATCAGAAGAAGGAAATGGGAGCGCATTGGTTAAGGCCTGCAGGGGAGACTCTTTAACCGGCGCTGCGGTAATCCCATTATCCTTTAACATCTGACGGGCAATATTCAAATCGGCAGAGGTAGCATCACCGGAGTTTATCCGTGAAGTTAGGTCATCGCAGACCAGATCAAACAGATTTCCTAGTTTTTCTTCCTTAGTTTTTGCCATTCGTTTACTGCTTTCCCTGCTGTCCAGATTATGGTGACAAGTAAAAGAGTAATCTTCAAAATAAGCTCAACGTCGGTAAGGGTCACTACACCCATCACCGTACCATTGATGCCAAAGATTTTGAAGTATTCTAACACTAGCCATCCGTCTTTTCCGGTTCCAACACTACAGGCTCTCCTGTTTTAGGGAGTAACTTTTCAAGTACATTGACTACTTGTTGGCCTGCTTTTTGTAACCCTTCTTGTTGCGCTTTAGCTGCTTCAGGCACTAAGCCAACAGGGATGTTGGAGTGGGCCGATTGAAACAACAGGTTTACGTTCTGCAATGCAGTAACGACGGTCTCTTGTGAGCTACTCTCTTCCATATTTATTGTATGTTCCGACATATTACTTCTTTTTTGGTCTCATGTCCATCAGCTTTGGAAACTGATTGGGTATATACTGTATAGACCTAGTAGGGCTGTTTGTGATTACCACTACAGGCGCTGCAGGTTCATAAAACTCCATCTCTAGTCCTGTCAAGGACAAATCAACTTCTTTTAGGCCGCTCGGCGTTCTGCAAGCGTTGAGAGACAGTATTATCAATATCCCTATAAATCCTGTTTTGTTCATGTAGTTTAACCATTTCCTGTTTGAGATCACACAAGGTAGACCTGATTTGGTTCAAGGCGTCTATCTGTTTTATAGTAATCTCTTTGTGTTCATCAAGGCCTCCAGCGAGCGTGCGGAAAAGGAAATTAGTCAAACGGATGACATAGTAGCTCACCCCAAAGAGAGCCACGACTGCTATGCCTTGTTCTAGCAGCTTGTCCTCCATCAATCCCTCCATCAACAATCCTCTGCATTGGCAAAATGGTCAAGGGTTTTCAAGTGTGCATACGCTAGGTCAACGATGGTGTCCACGTTTGTGCCATTTTCAGGCATTGGGATGGAGTAAGTACCTACAGCTTCATCGTATCGGTGGTCATCTTGGAGTAGTTCTCTTGGATCGTCCCATGTGAACGCCTCAACGCTAAAGACAATGTTCTTAGCTGCAAACGTCCCTAACGGTTTATCGTAGTTCCATTGTACATCACTTACTCTGTAGTAAGCGTCTATCTTGCCGTCAGGTGCTTCAGGTAGAGGTTTCTTATATTTTGCTTTTAATGCCATGTTAACTCCATGCTAGATTAGTTGAAAAAGTAGTGTCTACGTAGTTGTTCTCGTAGCTTGTGTTTGTCCAGTTACGGGAAACTGCATACGATACTTGTGTGTAGCTGCCGTTGCCACTTCCGGTGTTATTGCTGTTTTCATCTCCTGTGACCAATTTAACTCCAATGTAATGGTTTGGCATCTGCTTTGCAGGGGCGTCATCCATTTTTACCCCTATTGCCTGAACGGCCCCTGAAGTCTTACCGGAAGCAGATGAGATTTCGCTCGCTGTTAAAGTCCAACTAACCATGCTTCTCCAGTAGTAGACGTTAAACGGGCCTTTGCTAGTGGTGGACGTATACGACGTTCCTGCGATTATTTCGTACCACGTACCATCTATTTTTAATCTGGTATTCGGCCTTCCGCTGGTTGAACTCGTTGTTGTTGATGTTAAAGTGTATGCGCCTGCAGAATCGGTGCGAGTTCCAAACATTACGCCATTTGATGCAAAGAAGTGAGAGCCAGAGTTGGAATAACTTCCCATAGAGCCGTGAGCAAACTGAATAGCAATACCATTGGTTGCACTCCCACCTCCACCTCCTCCACCGCCGCCACCCCCTCCAGTAGCTGTGTCCCAGTTAGCTTTAGTTTCTTTGTAAGGAACGCCACTTCTTTCAACCAAAATTAAATCTGTATCAGCCGGTGTACTCATTTGAATCTAAAATAAAGGACATCTTGTCCTGTGTATCTGCCAAGGCCATTAGTTGAGTTACTGCCTCCTTGGGCTTTGTAAATTGCCTGAAAACGGTCATTATTACTAATAGTGATTTGTGGGCTTCTCATCCATAATGTAGTAGTTCCAATGGTGTACCCGCTTCCTGATGTTTCTGTGTAGATAAAATACGTGTTGCTAGACTGTGCGAGATAAAGGCCACTACCCGAAATAATTGTGCCTCCTCCTCCTGAGTAGCCGCTAGGACTATAAACTCCATCAGCCGCTCCAGTATAAGTAGAGCCTGTGCTAGTGCCTCTGCTCCAAGCACCATTTGTAGAAGAAGATGCTATTCCGTATGGGTAAATTAAGGTAGAGGGATCAACCGTGTACGTCTGGCTGGATAACGAAGATGAACAGCGTTGCCAGTTCCCTGAACCGTCTGTGTTGCCTGTGTTGTGGAAGTTCCAATCGTACCCGTTAGTGTAGGTAGAATCAGATATGTATGCAGTCCTCCCGTTGTTAACAAACTGAACCCCCGCAAGGCAGAAGTCATGGTAATAAGAAGTTGTCCCTCTCATGCGTAACCCTATGTATAAGCGTCCTTGCGCTTTTCCGGCTAGAGAGCCACTCCCTCCGGTTATTGACATCGCATAAGACAACGTGCGGTATGAGGAAGTTGTATCTGCAGACCCACCCGCAGTTTCGGTGACTATAGAAAGAGTTCCGTTAGAATTGGCCCACTCATGGGTTCCGTAAGAGTCGCTACCGCCGCCCCCTCCACCGCCACCGCCACCTCCAGAACCACCGTCCCAATCAGAGTAGGTACATTTATAAGGTACACCACTTCTCTCAACTAGCAGTAAATCATCATCTTCAATGTTAGCGCGATTACCGAAAGTTTCTTTATAAGGTACGCCGCTTCTTTCAACTAGCAGCAAATCTGAGCTTGATAATCCCATTATGGTAAAGCAGTTAAAGAACTAATGTTTTGAAGGTGATTATATAATATCGTATCCCATGTGAAAGTGCCTCCATTGTGGTAACGAAGGTATTCATTTGAAGTACCTCCAGTTGTAGTTACACATCCTACCGACATTGTGCCATTCATTAGTTTATAGCCGATGTCTTGGCTAACGCCTTTATTAGTCACGCCGCTTGCGCCACCTCCAAATAAAGAAGAAGCGGCTGTGGCAGCTATAGTCCCTGCGTAGTCACCAACTGCAGTATCTACTTGTGCAGATGTCCTATAGCCTGCGCCATTGGTTAGCTGGTTATTATTTGTGGGGATCGTGGTGCTGTTGAAAGCGTTAGACCCAAAGATTTCTGAAGACTGTTTTCTTTTTTGTGACCCGCCGTCTAAGACAATGAATTGATCAGAACTTGACCAAGCCTGCGTCATGTCTGGTAAATCCTCTAACTTTAACGAGATCGCTCCTGTAGAGGTAATTGTTCCTGACAGCCCTGTATTTGTGGTTACAGAAGTCACTCCGCTGCTGGTTACATATCCACTATTGTTAGTCCATTGTGATATGTTGCCACCTTTGTTGGTGAACGTCTGCGAGTTACTTGCAGTAGTTGTCCCTGTGTTAGTGGTATAACCGGCCCCGTTGGTAAGCTGATTGTTATTCGTAGGGATCGTAGTGCTATTGTAGGCGTTAGACCCAAAGATTTCCGCACCTCGTTTCCTCTTTTGGGTTCCATTATCTAAAACAATAAATTCATCCGTATTGGTTTCCCATCCTTGGGTCATGTCTGCCAATTCTGACAGATCAAGACTTACAGTTACTGAACCGCTTGACCCTCCCCCGTCTAAACCAGTTCCAACACCTACGTTCGTGATGTCACCAACATTAGTGGTGTATCCAGAATCGTTAGTCCACATGGAAATGTTACCGCCTTTATTGGTAAAGGTCTGACTATTAGAAGATGTCGTGGTTCCTGTGTTAGTAGTGTAGCCCGCCCCGTTAGTAAGCTGATTAGTGTTAGTGGGAATCGTAGTACTGTTAAAAGCATTAGACCCAAAAATTTCCGAGGATAGCTTCCGCTTCTGAGTGCCTCCATCTAGGACAATAAACTCGTCTGAACCGTTAGTCCAACTCTGAGTCATGTCAGGCAATTCTGACAAATCAAGACTTATGGAAACGCTGCCACTTGATCCTCCTCCATCTAAGCCTGTCCCTACACCTACGTTCGTAATGTCACCAACATTAGTAGTGTACCCAGCCCCATTAGTAAGTTGATTGTTGTTAGTCGGAATCGTGGTACTAGTGAACGCATTAGACCCAAAGATTTCAGAAGAACGCTTTCTGGCTTGGCTTCCGTTATTAAGAACAACGAACTCGTCAACGGTGTTTGTCCAACCTTCCGTCATGTCAGGAAGTTCGCCTAACGCTAACGAAAGGGTTCCTGTCCCTGTAATTGTTCCTCCGGTTATTCCAGTTCCAGAAGCAACTGAAGTAACTCCGCTTGAGGTAACGAAGCCATACGAATTATTCCATCCAGTATTGCCGTCTGTAATGAACCCAGCACCATTTGTCAGTTGGTTCGTGTTTGTCGGAATAGTAGTACTAGTGAAAGCGTTGGAACCAAATATCTCTGAAGACAGCTTTCTCTTTTGTGTTCCGTTGTCTAAGACGATAAATTCATCAGTACCGTTAGCCCAACTGTCAGTCATGTCTGCTAGTTCAGACAGGTCAAGACTAACAGTAACTGTACTGCTGGAACCGCCACCGTCTAATCCTGTGCCTACGTTGACTTGAGTTACACCACTAGAAGTAACGAACCCGTATGAGTTGTTCCAGCCGCTGTTACCATCCGTGATGTAACCGGAATCATTCGTCCATTGGGATATATTACCTCCTTTATTCGTAAAGGTCTGTGAATTACTTGCGGTTGAATATCCTGCGCTTGCGTGATTTCCCCAACCATAAGCTGTGTTTGCATTTGCTGAACCTCCGCCTGACCAAGTGAGCGCACCATTAAAACCTACTGTACTGCTATTGTAAGGATACGAGAATACTTCATATCTCCCGCCTCCGTCCATCCTATAGAAGGTCATGTAGTCCGCTGTCTCTCCAGACGCCCACGTTGGCGAGTTGTCACCGTTGTACGATAGTCCTCCTCCGTAGCTTCCATCTTGAGTCAACTCCAGAACACCCGTGCCTTGGGTTCCATCGGTGCTGTCACCGAGTTTAAGCATAGCGCGGCCTGCGTTCTTACAGTCAATTGATAATGTAGTATCGTTGCCTCCAGAGTTTAGAGTACCTCCAGTAAGCGCGAGGTATGTGGAGTTGTGGTTGTGACCAGTAGATGACTTACCCGAAAGCAATGTGTCTACTTCGCTTTCAGTATAATAACGGCTGTCGTGGTTGTGGCCTCCTGCGGTGACAAAACCAGCCCCGTTAGTAAGCTGGTTGGTGTTCGTAGGGATCGTCGTACTCGTAAAAGCATTTGATCCAAACGTGTACTCAACATTAGAAGTCCCTGAAACAGCAAACGTCAACTTGTTGCTGCTTTTAGTGATTCCCGTCAGATAATAGTTATCGTTGTTATCTGTTAGGTCAGTACTGTAGAGCGAATGGTCAAATACAAGTACCTGCCCTCCAGTAGTACCGTTGGTTCCTACCCATATCTTTTTGTTCGCGCTGTTGATTGCAACCTCGCCAGCCGCAAGATTAGTAGGCGTTTTTCCGCTAGTAGCATTGTGGGCTAATTTTATTGTATTTGCCATCGGTCATTTGTGGATTAGGTTGTCCAAGTCGGAGTACCACCATCAATCGTGTCATCAGCATCTAGGAAGGTAGTTGTGCGAGAAGTTACAGCAGAAACGTGACCTTTAGTGTCTACCGTTACCCTATCGATAATGACTTTGTCACTTGTGTTTACGTCTATCGCCGTTTGGGTTTGGTGAGCGCCTTGAATAAAAGCGTTAGTTATCCCAAGGTTAGTGCGAGCCGCAGTGGCATCAGAAGCACCTGTACCACCGTTAGCTACCGCAAGATCAGCACCTGACCAGTTGCCGTTATTGACGCTGCTAAGGTCAGCCAATGAGCCGAAGCTCATATCGGACTTCATTTCGGAAGTGGTTCTTCCTTCTAAACCTGAAGAAGTGAACCTAGCATACTCGTT